TTTTCATGCAATTCTAAATGATAAATGTGAAACATTTGAAATTTTCATGCAATTCTAAATGATAAATGTGAAACATTTGAAATTTTTATAAGATACTATTTGAATTTTATAAAAATTATGCCTCAACTAATGCTTTATGTGAAACTTGTTTTTCTTCTGATTTTACTTGTTGAATGCTTATAGCCGGAGATATCATATCTAATATTGCAAAAGCAATTGAAGAGGTAGCACCAATCATTATAATTTCTTTTGTTTGCATTATATTGTCGGGAATATAACGTGTTGCAATTACAACAATTAAACCCATTAACATATATTTTGTTAGCCTTTGTACATGAGATAAATGTGATTGTTTAATTTGAGTCATTTACTATATATTAACCTAGAATTTTTTGTTTAAAAAATTAATTTAATATTTTGGTTTGTTTATAGACGAAGACAATTTATATCTATTAACAATTAAATATTTTATTTTCTTTATTATTTTAATGGATTTAATTCTAAAACAATTAATTATAATTGCTGGAACATTTTTAGTAATCCTATGGTTTCAAAATGTGGATGATAGAAAACATAACAAAACAAGAGACACATTCTATGAAAAATATAAATTTCCAATTCTTGTTAGTGCAATTGTAGGATTTGTTATTAATATACCCGAAATTATTTCTTCTGTTAGGGGACAATCTTGTGATGCTGGTGTAACTGATATTGCAATTTTTACTTCGGGTGAACAAATTAACAAAATTAACCCAGTTAAACAAATTAGCAAAAATGTCGGTAAACTTTCACCTGTTGACATAGTTAGACAAAGTGCAAAAAATGTTATTAGTGAACAACAAATTTACACTGACTTACCTGACTTCTAAAAGAAGTCAGCATAGACTCATAGAGTCGTACCGGATTTTTAAATAAAAATCCATGTAGGTTTTTCAAACCGTACCTGACTTCTAAAATCCCATATTAACCAAATTAAATATTTTTTGTTACTATGTGATTTTATCTACTATTAAATTAAATGCGATTATAGTTTTCCAAGCCAATTCAAATACTCTGTCATCACGTCCGAATGTAAAATATTTATACCTGGACTACAATTCACTTCAAGTACATAAACATCACCAGATTCTCCAACAATAAAATCCCAACCTGTTAACATTGCTTGTTTATTTGCTTTTATTCTTGGTAATTTACCTAGTACATGTGCAACTATTGGACAAATTTTATTATACACATTCTCATCTTGACAATTAAATTGTTCTGAATATAATGATGTATTTGTTAGGGAACCAGCAGAATCATTAATATTAAAAGGAATTGTACTTACTCTTAGTATTAATGTGGGACATACATAAAATTCCAAATCACCAGTTATCCCAACCCAAACCCTGAAATCATACTTGTATTGGAAACCATCGGATTTTGTAATTAATGGTGTAATTATTTCTGGACACACAACACATGACTCGACTGGCTCGATTGGTTTCACATTAACTATTTGAATTCCTTTTCCACAAGAACCATCATTTGGTTTAATATAATAGCGACAGTTTGGTTTTGGTTGGGGATAGTAAGACTCATGACCTATCAGACTATAAAAACTATCCTTTCTAAATAAATGAATTAAATTGCCATGTAATTCAATCCATTTATTTTTTTCATGGGAATTTAAGTTGTATAATAATTCCCATGCAGATTTAACTTGTGGTAAAACCGATAAAATTATATTAATTGTTTCCTGAAAATAATTCTCCACTTTTTTTTCTGAATTTAAAATTACTGGGTTAATTAAATTATTTGAATTAAGTTGATTCATTAATATATTATAAATAAAACATATTAATAAGTATTTTTCAATTTTTATCTCAAAAAAATCGTTCCACAATAAATATCTAGCTTATTTATAATTTAAAATGGCAGTTCAATTTAAAGCATCTGTAACAAATTCGCCTAGTTATGCTTATCATGGTAGTACTCTTAAAATAAAACCATTTGAATTTAAAAAACCTAATATAACAATACAAAAACCTTCCCACCCAATTGTCCTAACTGGTAAAAAACCAACTGGGAAATCATGGATTAACAAAGACTTTTTATATCACGGAAACCAAGCTGACACTATTGCTAAAAAAACTAAAATTGAACCCACAATAGAAGAATTAGAATATATCATTAACACAAAATTCCACTTGTAAACAATAAAATAAAAAAAGCGCAAATATAAAAAATATCTAGCCCATAATAATGGCAACAAAAGAAGTAGGATTTGGAGCAACAAGATTACCTATTAAACCTTTCAAAATTAATGAAATGGTTGACCACTGCACTATTGCAATGATTGCAAAACGTGCCACAGGTAAGTCTTTTTTAACTCGTGAAATTATGTATCAAAAAAGAAACATAGCATCTGCTATTGCTATCAGTAGAACCGAAAAACTCAATTCTTTTTATTCTGAATTTATTCCTGATTCATATATTTATTCCGAATATGATTCAACTATTCTTACAAGAGTATATGAAAGACAAGCAAAAATGAATGAGGACAATAAAAAAAGAGTTAAAAATGGCAAAAAAGCTAAAAATGATTCCGTTATGTTAATTATGGATGATTGCATGAGTTCTAAAGGTACATGGCTAAAAGACCCTAATATTCTTGAATTGTTTTTCAATGGTCGTCATCACCACTTATCATTTATTTTAACTATGCAATATTCTGTTGGTATTCCCCCTGAAATGAGATCTAACTTTGACTATATTTTCTTGTTAGCCGAAGACACAATTTCCAATAGAAAACGCTTATATGAACACTATGCTGGTATGTTTCCAACTTTTGATATTTTCCAACAAGTATTTACTGATATCACCGAAAATTACGGTATCATGGTAATAAACAACCGTGTTCACTCTAAAAACCTTACTGATAAAGTATTTTGGTATAGAGCTAAAACTGTACCAACATTTAAAATTGGATGTAACAAATTCCACAAATATCACGAAAAAGCATATGACAAAGACTGGAATAGAAGATTAGATGTTTTCAATCCTGCTGATCTCGTTTCTAAAAGAAAAAATACTGTTCGTGTATTAGTTGAAAAAGTTAAATATTAATAATTGTTGAAAAAGTTAAATATTAATAATTGTTGAAAAAGTTAAATATTAATAATTGTTGAAAAAGTTAAATATTAATAATTGTTGAAAAAGTTAAATATTAATAATAAAAAATATCTTATTATTAAAATTTATTTAATAGATTCTTATAGGTTAACATTTGATGGTCCGTTAGGATTGAATTCTTGAGTTGAACCATATGTTTTTACTTGATTTGATAATGATTCAATTTGTTCATCAAGTTCTGATTTCTTTTCTTCCATCTTTTTAATTTGTTCTTCAATTGATTGTAAGTTTTGTTCAATCATTGATGCTTCTTCTGATTTACCTTGTTTCTTGGCTTTATTAAGCTTCTTATTAAGTTCCGTAACATTTTCATGACGAACTTGAAGGTTTTCTAAGATATTTTGACGAACCATTTCTTGTTTACGTTGTTCGTGGTAAACTCTTGCCTTTTCTTGATTTTCCATATAAGATTTCATCATATTGTTAAGTTGTTCATCAGCATATTGAGAGTCTTTAACTGCAGGAGAATCAGGATTAGGGTCAAAAGGAAGCCATTTTCCACCTTCACCAACATAGACATTAAAATATTGGTCTACAGATTGGAGTTTTTTAGCTTGTTCACATGCAGATTCGTAAGTGGCAAAGGCACCACCAAATCTAACACCAGTTAGAGTTGTCTTATTTTCTTTATCAGTTACAAAACTAAGGCAAATATATTTTTGGTCTGCAGGTAAAAGAGCTACAAATTCTGTTAAATAATCTACGGTTGACATTAATTTTAATAGATATCAAATCTTTAAATATCTATTAGAATATTTATTCATCTTAAAAGTTATAAATCTTCTATGCTGATTTAACATATATTTTTTCTTTAACATCATTCTCATCAAAATCAGCATATCCAAACCAATTTGAAGGATCAGAAAACATTTTCTTATATACTTTACTTGGTCTTGAATCGTAAATAGTTTCATTTGGTTTTATTCCTCTTCTACGCGCTTCTAATTCTCGTTGTTCCATTAATATAACATCGGATGTTTTAAATCCATTTGAATTTGCCTTAGTTATGTATACAGTTAATAGTATAATACCAAGTCCTAGTATTATTAAGGAAATATTATGTAAAATATGGTTCATTATTAATATTAAATAGGTTTTATTTCAGATTAAATTAAAAATTATTCCAATTGTTAATTTAATATTTTTACATTATTTAATAAGTGTTTAATCTTAATTTGTTCTTTTATTTAAATGAAGAGATGTACGTAAAACTTGCAAAGTTTAACCTAGTTTAACTCTTACTTAAAAGAGCTAATATACTCCCATTTTAAATGTTTGCAAATCTTTTCCCAAATTTGGTCATTTTCCATAATTTTATCAGGGTCTTTATGCAATGGAAAGCATTCTAACAAATGATCCAACTCCAGCAATTCACAAAACTTGTGTAATACATAAGAATATGACAAAAAGTTCTTTCTGTCGGGTTGTTTGAACATTTCCCATGGTTCTTGTATTTTAAAAAACATAGAAATAAATAGTTTTTCCATATCTCTAGTAATTTTAGGTGGTGGTAAATTATTTAATTTATTTATAATATATGCAACATGTTCATAATAATTGTTATAATCTAATTTCTTTAAAATTGCTTTCATTTTCTTTTTATTTAATGTTGATAAATCAGTAATTCTTTTCTTATTTAACTCCTTAACAATATCAACAAAAACATTTTCAGGAATATCTGGGCTTTGTTTTGCTTGAAATTGATTAAGCCATTCTCTAAAATGATTCAAACGACGATAAGGACTATAGTCTTTAATTTGTCTGTCTTCGTCTAATATAATCATTTCACTGTCTCCACAACAAGGGCAAATATACGCACTTTCTGCCATGTCTAAAATTTTTTCTATTTTACATTCATCACAATATTTAATTCTATTGGAACCATCGTCTTGAACTACTCTTATACCCTCAACCCTATGACAATATTTCTCAAATAAGTTTGCACGATTAGCTGGTTTTGCTTCACCCTGTGGTGCTGGTGTTTTTTCTTTTTTACATAGGAACTCCATGATATTTTTAGTTTCTTTTGGTTCCATTTCTTTGTTATCTCTCATTTCATAATAATCTGATATTAAATCACCTGCGTTGTCGTAATAATCCATTTCATCAAAATTATTTTTTATTGTGTTATATTCGTGTTCTAATTGTTCTTTTTTATCTAACAAACTTGCACGGTTTTTAATGTCTGACAAAGTAAAACTTTCTCTACGTTCATCCATAGCCTTAATCTCTACCGTTAGAGAATTAATTTGGTCTACCAATTCTTGCTTTACATTGCGTTTTTCATTAAAGTATTTAACCATCAATCTATGCTTATTGTCTAAGGTATTTGATTCTTTAGTTGCAGCTTGTTTATTTTTTTTGTACTTAGATGTACTTCCTGAACCTTTTGAACTTGACATCCACTTATTAATCTAATAATAAGAAAAAGACTTTAAATAAATATTTAGAAAAATTAACAAAAAAAACTGTATAAAAAATTTATTGATTTTGGCAAAAAACCTATAGAAATTGTAATTTTTGAAAAAAAAATTGGAAAATATTTATTGAAAATTTGCTTTTAAAAGTTCAAAGAGCGTTTTTAAAAAAAAAAATTATTAAAAAAATTTTCTACTCCAAATTATATATCTAAATGTCCGGTGGTGGTTTAATGCAACTTGTCGCTTATGGCGCTCAAGACGTATACCTTTCAGGTAACCCTCAAATTACTTTATGATGTGTGAGACAACACAGAAGAGAGTAGAAAAGCATTTCGGTTGGTCCAAGAGTAAAATAGGACTAACATAAACCGATTAGGGATTTTACAATGTGATTCGTAGTAATCAACTCCCAAATGCTAGTTATTTGTTTGTGCCACCCAAACAAATAGCAACACTGTCAAATTGCTGGAAGTTCCTTAACTCCTGTGGAGTTAAGTTATAATTGAAATTATTTTTCAATTGTTCCTTAGAGTTCTATCTACCAAGTTTAAATAGTAATATTTAAATGGCCAAGAGTAAAAACTTGGATCTGGATTTTTAAAAATCCTAAGGTAAAAATGATAGAAATTGGATAATCAGCAGCCAA